TTTCACAACGAAAGAAAAACCACATGACCGATGACCACACACACCAAGGCGACGACGTGCATTCTGTTGAGCTGGCGGAGAGGGAGGCCAATGGGGGCTGGCAACCGATAGAGACCGCGCCGGAAATTCCTTGGAAGCAGATTCTTGCTTGGCCTATTCTTGCTTGGCCTGTCCTTGCTAAGAGTAGAGATACGCGAGTGGGGTCTTGTTCTGTATCATTCGCAAAAATGACAGGCGCGACCCACTGGATGCCCCTACCCGCAGCACCAACGGAGGGCAAACACTTGACCCCGTCCGAAGAATAACGCATACTTAGGACAGGGTCGTCATGGGCCTTCCTTTGTTGGTAAGTGGTCCGCGTATTCCTCCCAGAGCGCGGGCCACGACAAAGACCCAATGTGATGATGTGTGATTACACGTAAGGAATGTTGGGCGCTTACAGGTTAACTAAGCCGCGATTGATGCGGTGTGCTTCCAGGGCCTGGCCCACGACATATAGAGCAATTTAGTTTGCCATGAATATGGGCACACCACATGAGGCGCGGATGGGCTACCCGGCATCAGGTGTCATAGCACCGTAGGCTGATCCCGAATTATGAGAACGGCAGGCAGCAAGATTTGCTACGCGCCTCAACCTACCCGCGATTGATGCGGTGTGACTACAACCGGTGAATGAGTGCCTAAGTGATGGCGTCAAGTAGCCGGACGAACGTGTCACACCACATGAGGCGCGGCGCTCGGGGCAAACTTGCAAGTGTTTAGTGGCAGACGCATCGGGACAACAACGGCCACCTGCGCTTCAACCTATTCTAAGCATCTAAACCCCAAGGGGGAAGACAACATGCCAACGCTATAGACGACACAACCAAAACCATGTAATATCTCAAAAGCACAAGGGCGATTAAGCCACTGGACGCGAGGGCAATATGGCAGATAAGAACGCATTTCCCGTTTATAAAACGGTTTTGACCGCAAACCTCATTCCGTATGCGCGCAATTCTAGAACGCACAGCGATGCGCAGGTGACAAAGATTGCCGCGTCTATCAAGGAATTTGGGTTCCTCAATCCAATCATTACAGACGGATCTGATAGCATTGTGGCTGGTCATGGTCGTGTCTTGGCCGCGCAAAAGCTGGGGCTGGAAAGCCTACCGGTGATCGAGGCCGCGCACCTGACCGACGCGCAGCGCAAGGCATACATCATCGCAGACAACCGCCTGGCGTTGGACGCTGGTTGGGACAACGACATGCTCAAGGTTGAGCTGCAGGACTTGGAGGCGGATGGGTTTGACCTGTCGCTGACTGGTTTTGAGTTGGGCGAGATTGCAGACTTCCTTGCAGAGCCTACCGAGGGCCTGACAGACGAGGACGCGGTGCCGGATGCGCCAGAGGTTCCTGTTACGGTCGAAGGCGACGTTTGGCTGTTAGGGCGGCATCGTTTGATGTGCGGTGATAGCACAAGCATTGATGCGGTGGACAGGCTGTTGGATGGGCAGAAGGCTGATATGGTGTTTACCGATCCGCCATATGGAGTCAGCTTTCAGTCTAATATGCGCACAAAGAGTGCGAAGTTTGATGTGTTAAAAAATGACGACACGTTTCTGGATATTGCGCCAGTCATTACGGCTTGCTCGACAGGCTGGGTATTCGTGTGGACCAGCTGGAAAGTTTTACCGCAATGGCTGAATCAGATGGAGTCCTTTGGATACCCGACCAATCAAGTGATTTGGTTTAAGGGTGGTGGTGGAATTGGCGATTTGAAAAAGACCTTTTTAAGCGATTATGAAACTGCGCTAGTCTGGCATCGTGGTGCAGAATTGACGGGCAAACGTATTGGCAGCGTCTGGAAGGTAGATAAAGACGGGGCTGCGACCTATAAGCACCCAACGCAAAAGCCAGTCGCTTTAGGTGTTGAAGCAATCGACAAAACGACAAAGGTGGGCGCAAGTGTTCTGGACATATTTGGCGGTAGCGGTTCAACCCTGATCGCCTGTGAAAAGACCGCCCGCGACTGCCGGATGATGGAACTCGACCCTAAGTATTGCGATGTAATTATCACGCGCTGGGAGCAATTCACAGGCCAATCCGCCACGCTTGAAGCCACAGGTCAGACATATGCGGAGGCAGTCAATGGCACGTAAGCCGCCACCTGACGTAACGCACGTTCCAACTGATGCGCAGCGACAGACCGTGAGACTGCACGCAACGGTCGGCACGGATCAGCCCACCATTGCACGCGTGATCGGCATTGACCCCAAGACGATGCGCAAACACTACCGGGATGAATTAGACATATCGAAGGCCAAGGCAAACGCCACGGTTGGCGGCGCTCTGTTTAATAAGGCCAAGGGTGGCGACACTGCGGCAATGATATTCTGGATGAAGACGCAGGCTGGGTGGCGCGAAAAGACAGACATAAACCACACGTCAGACGACGGCACTATGTCGCCCCGCGACATGACAGACGCACAGTTGCAGGCTGTGATTGATGCCAATGCAGACCCCAAGTGACGCAGCCCGCGAACTGCTGACCCGCAGAGAGGCAAGGCGCGATCTACTGGCGTTCATCCAATACATGAACCCCGGCTATATCGTGTCACAGTTTGCCATTGATGTATGCCGAGAGCTTGAACAGTTTTACCGAGACGTCGAGGCTGAGTTGCGGCCCGTCTTGGTGTTTGAGGCACCACCACAGCACGGCAAGTCCGAGATAGTCAGCCGCAACCTTCCCGCTTGGTTGTTCGGTCAAAACCCTGATTTGTCCATTGGCGGGCTGTCATACGGATCTGACTTGGCAAGCGATATGAACCGCGACATTCAAAAGATTATGATGTCCGAAGATTACGCGCGGCTGTTTCCTGATGCCTCATTGAATGCCAAGCGCGTGGTGAACGTCGGAGTTGAGGCCAAGCGCAACAGTGAGACATTTGAGATTGTAGACCGTAAGGGCCGATACATGGCTCAGGGCGTGGGTGGACCGCTAACAGGCAAGCGCCTAGATATTGGCATCATTGACGACCCGATCAAGAACGCACAGGAAGCCCTATCGCCTGCAACAAAGACAAGCGTTTGGAATTGGTATCAATCAACGTTTAAGACGCGCCTGTCAAAGAGCAGCGGACAGATCATCATGGCTACACGATGGGCGATTGATGACCTCACAGGCCGCATCCTTGAGGCAGAGCCGCGCGTTAGGCGCATCACGTTCCAAGCCATTGACGCCAACGACAAGGCGCTCGTGCCTGAGCTTCATCCGTTTGCCAAGCTGATCGAAACAAAGGCGGGCATGTCAGAGTTTTTTTGGTCTGCCATGTATCAGCAGAACCCCATTACCATTGGCGGCGGCATATTCAAGGACGAATGGTGGCAGTATTATGATCTATTGCCCGATCTGACTGAGCGCAACATTTACGGCGACACTGCCCAAAAGACCAAGCAACAGAACGACTATACGGTGTTTGAGTGCTGGGGTAAGTCACGGCAGGGCAAGGCCGTCTTGGTGGACATGGTGCGGGGCAAATGGGAGGCCCCTGAGTTGCTCGTACAGGCGCGCGCGTTCTGGGCCAAGCACAAGGCGGCGACAACAGGTCTGACCGGCACGCTCCGGGCGTTCAAGGTGGAGGACAAGGTAAGCGGCACCGGGCTAATCCAGACGCTCAAACGTGAGGGCCTGCCAATGGTGGCGATCCAGCGCAACGTGGACAAGGTGGTTCGCGCCCTTGATGCCTCGCCTATGGTGGAGAGCGGTAACGTGCTGCTGCCCCGCAATGCGCCGTGGCTGTCGGATCTGCTGGCCGAGGCGTCCGCGTTTCCCAATGGCACGCACGACGACATCCTTGATCCAATGTTTGACGCAATCGCTGATGTGCAGTATGTTAGGGCACAGCCGTCCATTCGCGCGCTGTAAGGGGAAAACATGACCTAAACCGCGCCCTATAGCATAATGCGCACAACCATGCTATAGGGGGCGAAACGCTTTCTCGGAGACGCAATGAAAATCCGCAACCCTTTCCGCAAACCAACCGAAACCAAGCAATCCGCAACAGGCGCGGCAATGGTTATGAACCCCGGCCAACCCGCTTGGTCAAATCGGGACTATGCAGCGTTTGCCGATGAGGGATACCGGCGCAACGTAGTGGCCTATCGATCAATCAACATGATTGCGGACGCGGTTGCATCTGTTGTCTGGACGCTGTTTCGCGGTGACACCGAAATCACGGAAAGCCCAATCCTTGATCTAATCAAGAACCCAAACCCAATGCAGTCGGGCAAGCAGTACATGCGTGCCAAGGTCGGATTCCTGATGATTGCAGGCAACGGATATGAGGAAAAGGTTGAGGTAAGCGGACGCATTGCTGAGTTGTATCAGCTAAGGCCAGACCGAATGACGGTTGTTCCTGGTAACAATGGATTCCCCATTTTTTACGAATACAAAGCGGGCTTGAAGACTGTTAAATTCCTGCTTGATGAAGTGGGTGCTGGCGATGTTCGGCAACTTAAGCTGTTCAACCCATTAAATGACTTTTACGGCATGAGTCCGATTGAAGCGGGTTCCTATGGGATTGACCAGAACAATCAATCTATGTCTTGGATTCAATCGCTACTTCAAAACAGCGCGCGGCCAAGTGGTGCGCTTAAGACATCTGGCGAACAACCATTATCTGACGAACAATTTCACAGGCTGAAAACACAGCTTGAAGAACAACACCAAGGCGCAGCCAACGGCGGTCGGCCAATGCTTCTTGAGGGCGGTCTTGAATGGCAGCAAATGGGCATGTCTCCGTCTGACATGGGAATCATCGAGACAAAGTATTCAGCCGCGCGTGATGTGGCGCTTGCGTTCGGTGTTCCTCCTCAGCTTCTAGGCATCCCCGGCGATAACACCTATGCGAACTATGCAGAGGCACGTCTGGCGTTCTGGGAGGACACAGTGATCCCGCTTGTCAACATGATTGGCGAAGACTGGAACGCATCAATTGCAGACGAGGGAACAGAACTGCATCCCGATCTGGACAAGATCCCCGCCATTGCTGACAAGCGTATGACGCTCTGGACTATGGCGGACAAGGCAACCGACCTAACAATCAACGAACGGCGCGAACTTAAGGGGTTTGAGGCGATCCAAGGCGGCGACGTGCTGCTTGTGGGTCTTGGGTTAATGCCACTGTCTGACGCGTCCACAGGCTTAGGCATTGGCGAAAACGACATTGACGCCAAGGCTGCGGCGCATATCATGGGTTACGATGTCAAAGCGACTGATT